ATTAATGGTTCAGCACAAGTTACACAACTACTAATAGATAAGGGTATAAACATACACGAAAATGGTGATGAAGCACTTATATGGGCATGTAGAAAGAATAACTATGATATAGTAAAGATACTACTAGATAATGGGGCCAATATCCATACAGCAGAAGATAAACCATTAAGGGATGCTGTTGCCAGAGGTAACATAGATACAGTAGAGGTGCTCTTGTCATATGGGGCAGACCCTAATGCAAAAAATGGAGAAGCCTTTAGGACAGCATCAGAGCTTGCTAATAAGTCTTATGTCAATAATATATATAGGGAAATTTATATGCTTCTAGGAAGAGTAGTTGCCAAGAGGTTAACTGAGTCAGTACTACGTCCAAAGAGCACTAGTGAAATTTTACATGATGCAGATCCATTAGAGGCATTGCTAGAGGCCTCACGGTTAGGTTTCATCGATGTAGTTAAGGAACTAATAAAAAGGGGTATAAATATAAGCATTAATAATGACTATGCACTTAGGGCAGCTTGTAAGTATGGGCAAACAGGCATAGTGGAACTGTTGCTAAACAATGGTGCTAATATTGAAGCTAAAAATGGAGAGCCTTTATGGTATGCTTGTTTCTTTAAGAAGTACTCAACTATTGAGCTTCTACTCCAACGAGGAGCCACTGTAACACAAGACCTTATATATGAAATGGTAGAACGTGATGATAAGGTCGCAGAAATGCTAAAAAAATACTTTTATGGCAACAATAAGTAGTCTCTTAAAACCAAAAAGTACAGATGATATTATCATGGATATAAAATCCATGAATACTAGTGAGCTTAGTATGGCCCTCTTATATGCTGTTGAACTTGGCGTGATTATCATTGTTAAGACAATACTAGAAAGGTACACACCAACTAACGTACAGCCGCTAGACTTGGCGTGTAGATTAAATGATTCGAGAATTGCACACCTTCTTTTACAAAGTGGAATGAATGCAGAAAGGGCAAATGTTGCCCTATGGCATGCGGCGAGGCATGAAAACACGAAAATGGTCGTGATGTTACTAGAAGAAGGAGTTAAGGACTTAGATGATGAGGTCATGCTAACAGCATGTAAAGAAGGACTAACCGCCATAGTCAACATATTTTTGGAACATGGTACTAAAGCAACCAAGAGTATATTCATAGACAACGCGTCTAGACTTGGACATGCAAAAGTGGTTAAACTGCTACTGAAGTATGGAGCCAATCCAGCCGATGGAATAATAAGTGCAGCCGAGTACGGCTCAATGGACACGGTTTTAGTGCTAATGAAAAAAATTGATATGCAGAAACTCTACCAAGAGGATAAAGTTAACCGTGCATTCTTGGCAGCTATTAGGAACGGCCATATTGATGTCGCACATGTGCTGCTCAAACTTGGCGCTGATGTGCACTATAGCAATGATGAAGCAATTAGGTGGTCTGCAGCGTCAGGGTACTTACCCATAGTTAAAATGCTAATTGCCAATGGAGCAGATCCTAGGGCAGAGAATGACCAGGCCTTTTTTGCTGCAGCAAAGTACAACAATAAAGAGATTATGAAAATACTGGGTAAGTATGTAAGGCCAAAATCGACAAATGAAGGGTACACTTCAGTAAAAAGTGGAAAATTGAGAATCTACAAAGATGACCATGGATCGTACATTGCGATAAGGAATGGACATTTGTACTCTTTCATGTGGAATGGGGTAAACTACACCATAAATAACCTTAGGCATATTGGTAAAATATCTGATAAATACACTATACCTGGAAAACTTGTATCAAACCCTCATATACAAATGGTATTACAAGTACAGCGTAGAATAAGCGAAAACAACTAATCCATTAAAAATATGAACATCATAGAGATCTCAGTATCCCTAATGACTAGAAAAACAAAGGTAGTCAACAACGAAGCAGACTACATAGTGAAGTGTACTGCCAAAGCTAACATGCAAGAGTACTCATCCATAACAGGTGTCAAAGTAAATAATGATCTCGCTGTGCAGGGCATCGTTGAACTATACAATGACTTGGTAAAGAACACAATGGACATTACATACGATAGTGTTGGAGTATGGGTGAAGTATGATGATGGTACAGTGCTTGACAAGGCAATGTCAATACAAGTTATTGATGATATAAGGGCGTATAGTTATGAAAAAATAGATCCAATAGAAGAATTGGCCAAAATGGCACTAATGGTATAGGAATGCGCTAGTAGCTTAACATGGAAAAAGCATAGACGTTTAGTCTAGTCACGGGTTGAAGTCCCGTCGGCGCATATCCTGGGAAAAATGTTATGGGCAAGGAGAACTCTTTGCCCATAACTGTATATAATCCATAAAAACTATGAGTGGAGGACACTATGACTATGGGTATAGGCACCTTGGTGACTTAGCAGATAATATAGAAAGAGACTTTGTCAACGATGGTAAGTACCAGACAGAGGATTGGTCTGCGGAGTGTTTTGGAAGAAGACCATTAATTGAAGCTGACAGACTAAGTAATGCATCTGAAAGTGAACGTGAACAAATACTGTTAGAGGTAAGGTCCCTTGTAGATGACCTAAGAACTTGTGAAATGAGGGCCAAAGAACTAGAGTGGTTCCTTAGCGGGGATACTGGGCCAACAACATATTTATCAAGGCTAAACGAAATAATGAAAAACTACATAAACGGAACAAAATAACTATGAAACTAATCATATGTGACGGTGGAGATAGGCTCGGAAAAAATACCCTAATAGAAAGATTACTAAACTACTATAACTTTGACAACGTATCTGTAAGGCACTTTGGTAAACCACCTAAACAACTCCCCAAGGGTTTAAAACCATTTGAGTACCAAGCACAATGCTTCTTAAATGAAGGCCACTTACTCAACATAATGGATGCAGCTGATAGCGAGTTTTGCTACTACCCTAATGTTGTTATTTGGAATAGGTCTCATATAGGCGAGTATGTGTATGGTACCATGTTTAGAGGAGAGAGTAAGGAAAGAGTGGCAGATTTCATTAAATCGTATGAAAGCAATTTTATACGTAGGATAAAGGATGTTACACTTATCACATTGACTGCAGACCCTGAGTTCTTTTTGCACCAAGAGGATGGACAATCTTTCTCGAAGAACCTTGAAGATAAGACCAAAGAGCTTGAACTATTCAAAGAGGCATTTGAACTATCATCTATACCCAAGAAGACAATTATTAGGGTTAATGAGGGTCATTCATATGTACCAAAGGACTATGTGTTCAATACTGCAATCAACCTTATAAACTCATAGTATGGAGAAGATGTACATATTTCATCATCAAGGAATGGGGGACCAATTCCTTTGCAATGGACTAGTGAGGCATTTTGCTGAGACAGATAGGGTTGTAACATTTGCGAGGCCTCTATTCAAGAAGAATGTAGAGTTCATGTACCGAGATAACCCAAATATTGAGGTGAAATGTATGGAGGTTGATGACGCAAAGAAGTTCATGCAATTCCTTGATAAGAAACACCTTATAGCTGGGTTTACAAATGAGTACATACGTAAGGTGGACATAGAGAAGTCAGTTAAGTTTGACGCTATGTTCTACCAAATGGCTGGAATTCCACTTGAGTACAAGTGGAGTAAGTTCTACTTTGAACGTGACTTGGAAAAAGAAAAAGAAGTATTCTACAATATAGTTGGGTTAAAGGATGGTGAAGAGTTCATGTTTGTTTGTGATGACCCTTCAAGGAATAGAATATTCAAGTCAAAGTACCTAGATAGAGGTATGCGTATCATTAGGCCTAACGATTTTAGGGATGTTGGGATAATGGAGTTCATCTACACGATTGAAAAGGCAAAAGAGGTCCATGTGCATAGTAGTGGTTTTTCATGTATGCTTGATTCAATGGACTTTACACACCCTAACCTATTCTACCATCACTACATAGGGTATAACCCAGAAAAAACTGGCCTACTACCTCACTATGACCATAGCATTAAGAAAGATAAATGGGTTTTTTTAACTGAATAAAAAATAGTAAAAAATGATAACAATTCTATGAATATATAATATATGGAAGATTGGTATACATATAAAGAAATTTTAGAGAAATTGAAAATTCATAAACAAACTCTAAATAATTGGAGAAGAAGTGGGCGTATAATTTATAAAAAAATATCTCCGAAATTTTTTTTGTATAGGCTTCCTGAAAATAATATTATTCAAGAAAATGGAGAAAAAATTTAACTATGTTTATATTATAACAAATTTAATTAATGAAAAACAGTATATAGGTGATCATTCAACTGATGATTTAAAAAAAGACTATTATTTCGGAAGTGGAAAAAATATAAAAAGAGCTATTAAAAAATATGGTAAAAAGAACTTTAAAAAAGAAATAATAGAATTTTTTAATACAAAGCAAGAAGCGTTTAATGCGCAAGAAATGTATATAAATCAATATAATACTCTAGTTCCAAATGGATACAATATAAGTCCTAAAGGAGGCATGAATGTAACTAATTGTTATTCAGATGAAATGAAAAAGAGAATGAGTTTAATGCATAAAGGTAAAAAAATTTCTGATAATCAAAAGATATGTATAAGTAAAGCATTAAAGGGTAGAATAAAATCTGAAGAAGAGAGAAAAAAATTAAGTAAATCTCTTTCTGGGCATAATCATTCTGAAGAAACAAAAAATAAAATAAGATTAAAACACATAGGAAAAAAAATATCAGAAGAAACTAAAAATAAACTTTCTAAATCAACCAAAGGTATAAAAACAGTATCTAAAGAAACAAAACAAAAAATGAGTGATGCAAGAAAAAAATATTGGGAATCTAAAAGAAAAATGAATGAATTCTCTTGTAATAGGCCTAAATAGTCAGCTCTCATACTACTTCCCAAGCGACTATGAAGTAGTATCATCACGAAACTTAGACTTCCAATCATTTGTTGGCAAAACATATGATAGGGCGTTCATTTGTTTTGCAGAACAGCGTACCTTCCTAAGGGATGCAGACTACCAAATGTTCCATGACGTAAATGTTGATTACACCAAGAAAGTCATAGAGTTCTTTGGGGATAAATGTAACAGCATAGTAGTGTATGGAACATCTGAACTATGGAATAACTACAAAGGGGCCATAGACACTTCATTGAAGTTTAACTACATTGAAACCCCATACATACGGTCAAAAGAGGCCATGTGCCATATGGTGGATGAACTCAGACAACATACCAAAGCAAAGATCATAGTAGTTCACCCATACAACTTTAACTCTCCATATAGGAAAGATGGGTTTTTGTTCTCAAAGATATTTAGGTCTATACTCAACAAAGAAAAGGTCGAGATAGGGGATGTTAACATCTTCAGGGACCTTATCCACCCAAGGTATGTTGTACAAAAGTCCATAGAGGCCCAGCATGATATAGTGGTAGGGTCAGGAAAGCTTACATTTGTCAAAGGGTTCATCCAGAACCTGTATGAGTACAATGGTCTCAACTACGATAGTTTTGTGACAGAGAACTTAGGAATTTACCAAGCAGAAAGAAAAGTAAACTACTCCAGGTTAAGGGAGTATGATAACCTCTTAATAGACACACTAGATGATTTCACAATTCACAATAAGGCTAGTCAATGACACTATTGACAGCTCTGATGTATTACGACTAACCGAATGGCTAAGAGGTGATCCTAGGCTAACCAAGAGCGACCAGACAGTACTGTTTGAACAACAGTGGTCAGCATGGCAAGGGAGAAAGTACTCCGTTTTTGTCAACTCTGGCTCATCTGCCAACCTGGCCATGCTCTACGCCCTTATGCTGTCAGGTAGGATGCAGAATAAAAAAGTTGTGGTACCTGCCATATCATGGGTTACCACTGTTTCTCCAGTTATACAACTAGGCCTTGAGCCTATCATGTGTGATTCTGACAGGGATACACTGGGGATTGATATTGACCAACTGAGGGGCATATTTGAGAATGAAAGACCATCAGCCCTTATCATTGTGCATGTTCTAGGGTTCCCGAATAAAATGGAACAGGTCATAGATTTATGCCTAGAGTATGGTGTAATACTTCTTGAAGACTCATGTGAAAGTGTAGGCTCAACATATGAGGGTATTAAAACTGGTAGCTTCGGGTTGATGAGTAGTTTCTCTACTTATTACGGGCACCATTTCTCCACTATAGAGGGCGGTATAGTGAACACAGATGATGAGGAGCTCTACCATATACTGCTGTCTATACGTAGTCATGGATGGGATAGGGATTTACCTAATAGTAAGAAGGAAGAGTTAAGAAAGAGTGAAGGCGTATCAGACTTTAGGGCATTGTACACATTCTACTACCCTGGGTTTAACCTTCGGTCAACAGACCTTCAAGCTTTCATAGGTATTGGCCAACTACAGAAATTGGATGGGTTTGTCAAGAAAAGAAATGAAAACTTTTTGATGTACCAATCATTAGTCAACAACGACTACTGGAAAATTAAAGTGGACGACAAATGTTTTGTATCAAACTTTGCTTACCCTATAATTCTGCCTGAGGATAAATTTGCAAAGGCTGTGAACGAACTCCAGGGTAATGGCGTAGAGATACGTCCTTTGGTATGCGGCTCTATATCCCAACAACCATTCTGGAAAAAATTAGCAAGGCCTTCATATACTCCTTTTGCTGATATAGTGCATAACCATGGAATGTACCTTCCAAACAACCCACAAATGACTAGAGAAAATATAGAGTTTGTCTGTAGCATAATCAATAGCCTTTAAAACTAATTGATGTTTAAATCGTATAATTATAAAATACACAAATGGATAAAAAAATAGCACTCATCACGGGGATAACGGGACAGGACGGGAGTTTTCTTGCAGAACTGCTCCTTTCAAAAGGGTATGTGGTACACGGAATAATAAGGAGAAGTTCCTCGTTCAACACACAACGACTTGAGCATATTTACCAAGACCCCCATATTCAAGACAGAAACCTTATACTACATTATGGGGATGTTTCTGACCCATTATCCGTTGACCAAATAGTCAAAGAAGTATTACCTAATGAAATTTATCACTTAGCAGCCCAATCACATGTGCGTGTGTCTTTTGACGTGCCAGCTTACACAGCTCAAGTTGATGCATTCGGTACACTTAACATGCTAGAGGCCATGAGAAAGCATTGTCCTAATGCAAAATTCTACAACGCTGCGACATCAGAACTTTTTGGCGAGGTTCTTGAAACCCCACAAAAGGAGACTACTCCATTTAACCCCCGTAGTCCATACGGGGTGGCAAAGATCTATGCATACTACATAGTGAAGAACTATAGGGAGTCATACGGTCTGTATGCTGTTAACGGAATCCTATTCAACCATGAGAGTGAAAGAAGGGGCTCAACATTTGTGACAAAGAAAACTACAGAGGGGCTCGTGAACTTTGTCTTGAACAAGAAGCCATTTTTCTTAGGAAACCTAAATGCAAAAAGGGACTGGGGTTATGCTGTAGATTTCGTAGAGGGTATGTGGAGAATGCTCCAACAGGATAACCCAGAAGATTTTGTACTTGCAACTGGAGAAACCCATACAATAAAAGAATTCATTGAAGAGTGCATAAAGCATTTAGATTGCAGTTTGACATTTGAGTGGGTGAATGATGACCAGGGAAGAGAGACATTATGGGCGTTTACCCAAGATAGAAAAACATCATACCTATGCATAGGTATTGACGAGAAGTACTTTAGGCCCGCAGAGGTTGACTTGCTTCTTGGTGACGCGTCTAAAGCAAAACAAAAATTAGGATGGGAGCCTAAGGTAAAATTCAAAGAATTGGCGGAGCTAATGATTAAGAACGAACAGAAAGAGGCTGGTTTCACAGAGTTTAAAGATTATAAAATTAATAGGAAGTAGTATGGATACAAAGATTCAAAACATTGGAACAGCAGGAGATGTAAATTTCCTGTTCGACCCATTAAGGAAAGACGACTCATTCATTGTTTTCCTAAACGGCGGCAGGTTTAAAACGGGATTTATCCTGCCTGACGACGTTATACTTGAAAGCGATGCAAACATCGACTGGAAAGATGTAAAGTCAATCATGGGTGGATTCTCAACATTCGACACCTTTATACGTGTAAAGGACAAGATCAATGAAAAAGACCAGTAGAATTTATGTAGCAGGGCATAACGGCCTCGTTGGCTCTGCTATTGTAAGGAAACTTCAGAATGAGGGGTACAAGAACCTTATCACATTCTCTCGTTCTGAGTTGGACTTGTCCAACAAGTCAGACGTCGATGCCATGTTTAGGTTGTTAAAACCTGAGTTTGTATTCATTGCTGCAGCAAAGGTTGGTGGAATCTATGCCAATAACATGCAGTCTGGTGAGTACTTCTACGACAACATAATGATACAGACCAATGTTATTGAGGCTGCAAAGAAGTACGACGTTGAGAAGTTACTATTCTTGGGGTCTTCCTGTATTTACCCAAAGGAATGCCAACAGCCTATAAAGGAAGAGTATTTAATGACTGCACCTTTAGAGACCACCAATAGTGCATACGCTACAGCTAAGATAGCAGGTATCGAAATGTGCAATGCCTATAGGAAACAATGGGGTTGTAATTTTATTTCAGCCATGCCTTGCAACCTATATGGAATCGGGGATAACTTCTCCATGTTGAACTCACATGTGCTTCCAGCCATGATAAGGAAATTTCATGAGGCAAAAACCTACAAGTTTCCACAACTCGAACTATGGGGTGATGGAACTCCACGAAGAGAGTTCATGTATGTTGATGATGTTGCTGATGCGTTGTTATTCCTGATGAACAACTATGACGAACCTGGCCATATCAACATAGGTGTTGGGTATGATGTGACCATACAGTTCTTGGCAAAAATGGTCAAGGACATCATAGGGTATAGGGGTAGTATAGTATGGAATAAAAACTACCCTAATGGTACTATGAAAAAACTTTTGGATAACACTCGAATAAAAGAACTAGGATGGACGCCTAAGTATGATTTAGAGACTGGAATTAAACAGACCTACCAGTGGTTTGTGGATAACTTTGACACAATAAGGAAGTAATGAGAGCATATTTTGGAAAGCATATACATGAGGTATTCAAGGAGATACTAGTGGATTTAACTGAGGCGCCAGATTTTGTAGCGTCACCTAGAGGTTTAGAAGTGAAAGAGATTAGGGACTGCTCAATACAAGTTGACCACCCACTTATGAACCTTTACAAGAACAAGCATAGGAGTTCGCCATTAAAATATTGCAGTGCGGAGTTATTATGGTACTTTGCTGGGACAAATGACCCTACATTCATAGAGAACTATGCTACTCTATGGAAGGGTATTCATAACCCTGATGGAACTGTCAACAGCGCGTATGGACACTTACTGTTCACCCAGCGTAATGAGCATGGTATTTCACAGTATAAATGGGTCATAGAGTGCCTTAAGAGTGATAAGGATAGTAGGCAAGCATTCATGCACTTCAACAAGCCAATGCACCAATGGTTCTGGAATAAAGACCAGGTGTGTACGCTGCAAGCATTGTTCCATATAAGAGAGGACAAGCTGTACATGACAATTACCATGAGGAGCAATGATGTCATCTATGGTTTTATGACTGATTGGGTGTTCTTTAGCATACTACACCACCATGTATTCCTACACCTTAAACAGTACTACCCTCAACTACAAATGGGGTCATATACACATATTAGTCACTCTATGCATCTATATGAACGTCACTATGAGTTAGTAGACAAAATGCTAGAAGAGGACTTTGAGCTGGATAGTACTCCATTGATGAATACTACAATACTTGATGAAGAAGGTAACATTAAACCTGAGTACAAGAAGTTCCTAAAACCCATACAATCAGGAAAAAAGCCAGACTTCAGTAAGAAAACAGGAAATACATTACTAGATTGGTGCTTTGAAACTTTAAAGTAGTACATTATGGGATTTGGAGATACAGAGCACAAACAACAAGGAATTCATGATGAAAAAGAAGTACATGGCCCGTATCTAGTAAAATACCATGATTTGCTAGTTGCTGGTGTTAATGATGATAAAATCAACAAGTATGATTTTTTTCACAAAAGAACAGGTAGGCTTTTTCAGTTTAAAGCTAGCATTCCGGATTACCCAATGTCTTTCTCTATACCAACATACATAACTATAGACGAGAAAGGAAATAAAACTATAAAAGAGTACAATACAGACTACTTATTTCCATTCAATGAATGTAGGTCATATTTAATTGTTTTAGAAAAAGATCTGATAAATTGGATTAAAAAGAATTTTGCCAATGTTAAAGATGATAAGTATATTACAATTACTCATGCCCAAATTTATGAAATGCACAGTGAAGTATGGAGATGGAATGATGATTTTTTATCTGAAATGTTTCCAGCTAGCAAACAACAGTCACTTGAGAATTTATACGGAATAAGTTTGAAAGATGATGTTAGTGAATTATTTAACCATTTAGCCATTTAACAACATAGAGGGTATGCCGCTGGGGTGCTGCCCATGACAGCGAAACACTGTAAACTAACGATGAAGTCACAGACAGAGCAGCACCACCCTCTTTTTAAAACTTTTAGGTCATAACTACATATAAACTTAAAATTAAACACATGAAGAAAGATTTAACAGAGATCATCATTGTACTCGATGAATCAGGGTCAATGGCATCTTGTAAGAGTACCACTATAAGTGGTTACAATGAGTTCATATCAACACAGAAGAAACTAAAAGGGGATGTAAAGTTCACCTTGGTAAAATTTTCAGATTACTACAATGTCATCAATGACGGCGTTGGGGCAAATGAAGTTACTATGCTTGATAATGGTAACTATATCCCTGATGGAATGACAGCATTACTTGATGCAGTCGGAAGTACAATAAACATGGTAGGGAAGAGGTTGAGTAGTACTCCTGAAGATGAACGCCCTGAGAAGGTGATCATGGCAGTTATAACTGATGGCGAAGAGAACCGTTCGCACGAGTTTGACCAAAATACCATTGCCAATATGGTTTCACACCAGAAGACTATGTACTCTTGGGAATTCATTTTCATAGGGGCTGATATTGATGCATGGGGTAATAGAATTGGTATTATGAACAATGCCAATGTGTCAAAGGACAACATGCAATTATCGTTCAAGGGCTTATCGCATTTTACTGCCAGTTACAGGTCAAATGCATCATACTCTGCCAACACAAGCTTTAACCTATCAGACCAACAGTTGGATGCTGATATTGACAACCTAATTGACAACAGTAAATAACAGATACCATGCACAAGAATGATTGGACACACAAAGAAGTAAAGTTAACAGACATTAGACGCATCGCAAACCTGTATGTGATGACCATTGATGACGCAACTGTTACATCCCCCTTACTTGTCAGCGAGAAGATTTTCAATGAGAGGTTAGAAATGTACTTCCTAAAGAGTTTTGTTGACGTAACTAGGGCAGAAATACTAGGGGTTAACTGGAATATGTACATAACCAAAGGGTACTATGTGAAGATTGGGGCAGATGAAGAGATCAAAAAATTCGAGGTAGACCCTAACAAATTTTATGTGTCATTCCTTGAAATTTCAGGCCCATTGGCATCATTCCAGTCTGCATCTAAACAATTCCAGTCTCTAAATCAACAAAAAGACGAGATTAAAAAGTAACAAAACAAAACTATTATTCAATCCATAAATATAATAACTAAAAACATGAGTAAATTTAGCGGGGCAAATGCTCCAATGCAGCCAACTCCAGAAATGATACGAAACTCTCAGACTGTTGAGTGTGAATGTGGTGGAGTACTATTTTCTGAAAAATTAATGTTCAAGAAACTATCATCAATAGTTTCGCCAACAGGACGTGACGAGATCATCCCAATGCCGCTATTCATTTGTGAGAAGTGCGGAAAGGTACCAGTTATTTTTGACCCGCTAGGACTTGTTCCAACAGAGTTGAAAACTACAGTTGAACCAATCGAGGGTATTCAGGAAGAAGCAAAAGTAGTCGAAATGAAACCAAAACAATAAGAATATGTCAGAGAACAATTATTTCAAAGTGAGTGTAAAGGTAGAGTACGAGGACAACAAAGGTCGAGTAAAGTACAGGAAAGAAGACTACCTTGTGAACGCTATTGGGCCAACAGATGTTGAGGCCAAAGTAGTAAAAGAAATGGAAGGCACTGGAGACTACGAGATTGTATCCATAGTTCAGACTAAGATCCTATCAGTACTAAACTAATCCATTGATTTCCATATAGCTAAAATTAGTGATATATAGTAAAAGATGACTCTATATCACTAATCTTTTTTGGATCTATCCAAGAGGGTTAGTAAGTAAAATAACATATTAACCATGGACGCATTCAGAAAAGACCAATTTAGCTTTAAGGAGTTGACAATGAACTCCAATGGGAAACAAAGTGGTTCAGGTTTCATAGGGTTGATAATGGGACTAGTTGCATCAGTTTCTGCAGTGGCCATAGTGATAGGATGGTGGATAGGTATTTCAAACGCCATTGAAATGATGGAAAAGGTAATACAACTCGGACTTCTATCAGCTGCTTTACTTGGAGTAAGGAAACTTAGTGGAGCCCAGATATTTGGTAAGTCTGAGCAACCTCAACAGACCCAACAGAACTCAACCCCTGATAGTAATACACAAACAAACCAGCCAGTATAGTTTATGCCAAATTTTTTTGATTTTAGCAACCTAACGGATATAAAGGAAGTAGAGGTAAATCCTGAAGGATGGGTAAGTCCATTAGTTGTAGAGTACGGGACAGCCATGCATAAGGAGAACCTATCCTATTTTTGGAGGGTAAAAGGTACAAAGCATACGTTTATAATTCCCATTTTAAGAATGGACTACATAAGTGAAGGTGACTATGCCAAACATTTTCAAGAGGCTCTTGTTGGTTTTCGTACCGACTACAAAGGATGGGCCTCAGCAGGATTCTACACAGACTGGATGCAAGAGTACAGGAACGAATTCTCAAGGTTCATCTCCTTATGATGTTAAAGTAAAAAGTGTAAAGATTAAGAATATAACCATTAAAGAGTAGTACAATGAACAACAGGTTTTTCCAATGGATAGCAGGAGCCCGCAGAGGTGAAGTGATGGTGTTGGATAGTATAGTAGAAGAGGATGGTACTGTTTACTTAACATTTAAGGATAACTCAAGGATTGATACAGGCCTTGTTGCTGAGATCAATACAACTGACCTAACTGGAAAAATGATGGCAGAAGTTGAGAGTCCAACAAATATATGGAAATTTGTTGAATCAGGCGGTGGAGAAGATAAAGTTAGGTATGAAACAGATTGGGAATCCCAAACTAAGTATGAAATTCCATCCGCAGAGGACATTGCTGCTGCAGATTTGACTGGAACATCTGGAGTAGTACAGCCACGAAAAAAGCTAAAAAAGATAGACCTAGTACCACCAAGACCAACTACGAACAAGTTTGGTAGGATAGCCAACTCAGCTGATATGGCTCAAATTCATACAGAAGATGTTATGCCAAACCAACCAGCACAACAACCTAAACAACCTCAATTAAACCTAAATGATCCTGTATGGCTCATGATGGATAAGGCCAAAAAATTTGATACTGAAGTTCCAATGGAGATAACCATATCACTTCCATCAAAGGCCCTTTACAATGTTGCCAAGGAATCATTTGATGATGGGGGTAAAAAGGTCATAGACTACATCATAGCAAGTATGAGTGATGAGATGATCAAGAAAAGTCTTAAGAGAGCTCTTACTATTGCCTATGAGGGACAAGAACCTGAGCCTGAACAACAACAGGTATTACCGATGTTCACCCCTGAGACAATAGATGAACCAATCATAGGGGAGTCTAAATTAGCCGACGATAAATAGTCTAAATACAGGTTATGAATAAAAAGCATATAATCGAAGGGGAATTCGAAAGTATCATTGAGATAGATGATCACTACTATATCGTAGATAAAAAGGACAAGTTATGTGTACTTCCGTACACTATATCTTCAAATGGTCTTCTTGATAAAGTAGGAGTCATAAAGGATTGGAACTACATTGAAGAAGAAGAGGTCTTAACATTGCTTAACGGTTACATTCTTGACGATGATAGTACAGATCTAGTGGCTGCAAATAGACAGGTATTTGAGGTACTTGGACTTAATATTACAGATGCAGATAGATGGATGTACTTAGGGAGTCTATACAGTAATATGACGTCTGATTCCCCTATAAAAGTCTACTGTGTTGACATATCAGACATCCAAGTAAAATCTGATGAGAGCGTAGAGGATTCTACCACACGTAAGAATTTTATGATGCTAGATGCATCAAAGGTCCTTCAAACAGATGATATGCTATTCCTTGCGTCGTACCTTAGATTGTTTAACTATTTTTATGTAAAGAGTTTATCCAACAACAAAAACGATAAGTAATATGAACAGAAGAGAAAAAAGGGCCCTTGAGAAAAGATTGGGCATTAGAAAGCACGTCAAATCCTTACCATTAGAAAAATGGGCAGAACGTGTTGGTAGTAACATACAAGATGGTAAAAGACGACAGGCTGAATTTATGGAAGCTTCTAGGATTATGCAGGCTGAAATAGATGATAATACCCAGCAGAACTCATTGTCATCATTGGCAACAGAACTAATGTTAAAAGAGGGTCTTTCATACATAGAGGCCATTGAAAAAGCAAAGGAAACTCTTCAAAAAGAAATTTAAGTAGCGCATGAAGTTCTACGTCACTGTAGAAGGAGCCCATAAGCTTAAAAGATCCTTCTTAAACCTAAAACTTTTCTCTATAGTCAATGTACAACAAATCATTGAAGATCATGGGTATACCTATGAAACTATAGATGACTATGGTGCATTCATTGTGAACAATGAGATCATGGCAAGGATAAAAAACTACATGAAATCAAAAAGGATCAGGGGGATTATCTACTCAAACCCTTACTTGAATGAAGATGCAATAATGAACCTAAAGGAAAAAGTAGAGGCAGATGAAAGGATATCTGAGTTCGTTCTAATAGATGAGTATAACTTACCAAGATTACAACCATACTATAAACTATTCAATGAGATCATATTTTTTCCTAGCATAAAAAAAATTCGGCTCATTGAGTGTAAGTCCATCAAGGATAAGATAGATTGGAAATTAACAGTATAAGGGACACAATGTCCTTTAAATTGTCCTTAAGGGGGTTCTTTTTAGAGCCCCTTAACTGTTTTAGCAGGTAATTGATATATAGATAAAACAGCCGAACTATGTCTGGAATTATAGAAGGAATAGAAAAAATTACCGAGCTGGGTAAGACAATAGCAAAAAGAACAGAAGAGGGGCTTGATGCCATAAGGGATGCTTATGGTAAAATGAAGAACCTTAGCTCTACTGATATAGACCAAATTGTTGACTCAATACGCGATAAGGGAAGGTTTGAGTACTACTACCTTTCACTAGAATGTTTTAGGGGAAAAGTCAATGAAATCTACAAGGAAATACTAAAAGAACAGTACAATGACTGTTGTCCTGAGAGGGTGTCAAATGTAAGTGAAGATGACTATAGGGTGTATGGCGCGTTAGTCGTATACAACCAACGATTGGCTGAAGCCCAAAATGCATTAAAACGTTGTCTTGCAGATCTAACGTCATCGGGTAAAAGTGAAAGGGATATAAATCTTGGAGACCTGACAGTTGACTCGCCAGATCCAACAACACCAATTATATCCCCTTTTGACAGAAGGTTAGACAGGCTTGTAATAGACCAAAATAATGCGTACACAATGGTGCCAATAAGTACTGCGTACGCGCAATCTGGAACAATAGGGTACACTGTGTCAGAAACCTATATAAAGAACTCAAATGTGCAGAAACAGAACGAGCTAATAAAAAAACTAAAAAAGGACATCAACCTCATGCAGAATGATGACTACTATGTTGGTGTGCCTTCATTGATGAACAATTATGCTTATGTAAAATTATATGGGTCAAAGGGTGGAAGGTACCTTATCAACCAGAAGAACCAACGAAAATGGTATGAAGTTGACCAAACTGTAGGGGAGCAAACCCTACTGAACATATCCCAAAACCCAACAACGTCAAGTTTAATTTCATGGGGTAATGGTGACTACTATGGCAGAACTCCATACAACTTTACTGATTTTGTGTTCTGTAAACACTGGAAAAAGGTGCAGAACAATAGGATGATCACGTTGAGAAGGTACCCTGCTCCGATTGTAGACAACTTAAAGTTTCCTGGGATGGATGGAACACAATCAGCTGGTACACCGTCAAACACAGGACAAGATACTACAGCATCAGATGATGGTGGTTCAGCTAAGAAGATCGTGTTTCCTCCAATGGCAACGGCAGTTACATATTTTGGCGAGGAAACTGACAATAGGTTAAGTGATATACTAAAGTTTACTACTGGATTTCCATGGAAAGAAGTTGAGGCTGATGTATTTAAGGTTACCCCTACAGAGACACCAGATGGCGATAAAGGCCCTGCAGGGATGTGGTCAGGGTTATCAAAAATTGCAAAAACATTAAACGTTATGACAGGAGATTGGAACTCTGAGGCAGTAATGAACAAAGGGATGCTTCCTCCTGATCCATACCAAGACGGTCCATATGAGAATAGGATTATTGGTCCAGTTAACAGGATAACAAAGGTTAAGGCTAGGGAAGCTGGTATTAAATTTGAAATGTCTGGAATCGAACTAAAATTTGACTATGTTGCGAGACCTATTGGTGGAGTAAACACAAAGGCAGTTCTACTTGACATTCTATCCAACTTCTTGGTTATTGGTTCTACTTCAGCAGTTTTCTGGGGCGGACAGCATAGGTTCATGGGTAATCCACAAACTTACCCATTCATAGGAGGCGATAAGGGTATGCAGCAATGGTATGCTGGTAAACCTCTTGAGTGGGGAGCAACTACGATCAAAGAGTTTGTTGGCAAATCAGCAACAGCTGGAAGCGGGCTACTTGACTCAGCAAAGGCATTCTTCAACGGCCTACTTGGCAGTAAGCCAGGATGTGGTACAGACCTTTATGCAGGCATAAAGAATGTGTTCACTGCAAGTCCTGTACCAGGTAACCTAATCAAACAGTTTGCAGCAGAGAAGTCCAATGGGCAGATACCATATCTAACAGGTCTAAAGGCCCTTCTTATTGGGGAGCCTGTAGGAGAATGGCATATCACAGTTGGTAACCCATTGAACCCTATAGCCATGATTGGTAATTTAGTATGTGAGTCTGTACAAGTTGAATTCGGCAACGAACTTGGTCCTGATGACTTCCCTCTAGAAATGAGGGTTACTGTAAAACTTGACCACGGAATGGCAAGGGATAGGGATGCTATACAGTCCATTTTCAATAGGGGTATGGGTAGGATTTACGATTTGCCTGACTCTTTTAGGGGCTCTGGCGAAAATGAAACAAAAATTGATAATAATTCAGGTGATGCTCCTGCTGTAGGCAGGAACCCTGTGTACTACAAAGTACCTATTGCCAATAGTAGTACAGTAGGTGGAACTTTTGGCACCTCCAAGGTTGTCGAGAATTCACTCCAGGGCAGCGTGAGTGTTTGGAATAGGATGAAGTTCACTGCAATGTCTCCTAACTCTGACCAAATACTGAGAACAAAGGATAACCCACTATTCAGGAGTTCATATAGGGCTGTTGATTGGGTAGCATTAAAATCACTTAAGTAGGATGAGGGCACTTAGCACAGATACTTACGTAAAGAAAAAAGTTGTGGACAACTGTATAAAGTACATCCAAGGGGATGATTATAGTATGGACATAATGAAATGGGCTTATGCTGAAGAGAACTCAAAGAGTATTGACGATATTAGTGATGACGAGTGGGAAGATGTGCAGGATGAATTTTTAAGGGAAGAAATTTGGTTTAGGTATGATATTTTTGAACAAAAATTAGAGAACCTCATAGAAAATGGTTACATTAGCATATGGAGAGCTATAACAGTAGACGAGGATTGGTTCAATAGGTTTATAAAAACAGGAAAGCACCTAGGAATATACTGGTCATGGGACCCACGTGCTGCAGAGCCTCATTGGGGGTACAACAGTGGAAAAACTATAGAAGTTGTGTTCCAATCCAAGGTAAGGTTAGAGCATATTGATAAAGAGGCCACTATGATGGCCAACCTTATTCCTTCATCTGAAGAAGAACGAGAGGTAACACTTATCAAGGGAACACTCCTAAAGTTGGACAATCTTACGATTGATGGAAATGATGTTGATATTAGTAATGTAAAATCATTCAAAGCATAATGGGAAATGTACTAAAGCCGAAGGACCCTAATCAAATACTAAGCTTCTTTAATCAAAGGGGTTTCAACGGTACTTTACACATAAGGGTTAGGAAGGCCTTCACAGACTATGTTGACATAAGGTTCCATAGGGCAATTGATAATAGTGGGGTAAATATAAAACCCTACCCAAATGGTCTACCGTTACCAGGTGATGAAGATGCATCTGAATTTATGCTTGTAAGCGGCAATGCGTATGAGATGTATAGGTTTATCAGACAGTTCTACGCCACTTCTCATGAGAACACCCTAAATTACATGGAGTCCATGAGGGTATATATAAAATAAAGTTGTATGTATGTTTCTTAATAGTCTAGATAAAAAGCCTTTAGTACAGACAAATGATGGTAATACCATCAGGGACCTTACTGCATCAATGTTTGATTTTAAGTCAAACAACTACACATCGTTCAATGCGTTCAAGGTATCAAGGGACTATGTCATGAGACCAGATTTAATTTCACAAGCAGTGTACAACAACAGTCTATACACAGAGTTCATCCTAAAGTACAACGGTATATCAAATCCATTCTCAATAGAGGAGAATGATGTCATACTTGTACCAAACCTAGAAAGTGCAAAGCAGAATGTAAGAACCCAAGGGTCAGGAACTGATGAGCCGTCAAAGAGACTGAGGGATTCGTACAAGTACATCGACCCAACCAAGATACCAAAAAAGGATGATGAAGAGGTAAAGTACAATAATACAGACCTAGGAAAGATCAATGAAGGAGCTCTACCCCCTAATATAGCAGAGCCTGGAGTTTCACAAATAGTTGAAAGGAATGGAAGGGTGTACTTTGGTGAAGGAATAGGTGAAAGTGCCTGTCTAAAGAACGGAATGAGTTCAAGTGAGTTCTTAACTAAAGTAATCAAGTCTAGGAGGGTGTAATGAAGCATAAATTATTCACGCCCAAACCAGAAGAAGAGATTACTAACATTACTAGTAATCTAAGTTTTGGCGAAAAACAAAATATGCTCGTAGATGCCATCTACAATGGAAGTATAGGCATAGTAAAGGCCATTGTACAATCAGGGTTTGGACCACAACTTCCCCATCTAGAACTGTGCGTTAAGTACCAACAGTACAGTATACTAAAATTTTTTCTTGAAACAGGAGCAGACCCTAACATGGGTCACGGTACGTTACTAATATACGCATGCCGGAAAGGGATGATTAAAATAGTACAGCTTCTCCTTGCAAAAGGGGCAGACCCTGACATAAACTACGGAGATGCCGTCATGACGGCCAGCCTTAACGGCCACTATAAGGTGGTGAGTGCTCTTATCAAGAAAGGGGTAAGTGTGGATACACTTGACGAATCATTAATGAAGGCTATTGCAGCTTCATCTGATACTCAAACAAAAGAAACTGTAAATGTACTTCTTGACGCAGGGGCTGATGTTCATGTACAGGATGACTACCCGTTGAGACGAGCAGTAATGGAGAATGCCTATGATATTGTAGAAATACTACTAAAGGCAGGGGCGAATGTGCATGTTAACAATGAATTCCCTTTAACTTATGCTGTTATGCATATGCATAAAGATATGGTGAAACTACTCATAGATCATGGAGCTGACGTGCATGCTTTACATGATTATGCAATTAGGGTTGCATCTGAAAGAAACCATCCTCCTGTTGTTTCTCTATTAGTGGATGCCGGGGCAGATGTGGACGCAATGGGCGGCGAACCATTAATATTGGCGTGTAAGAATGGGCACCACTTAGTTGCTGAAATCCTAGTAAAGGCTGGTGCAACTATTAGTGTAGACCACCTTAAAATAGCTGTGTTGCATTCATATGCCAACATAGTGAAACTCCTGATTGACAATGGAGTAAAGGTGACAAACAGAGTATTGACAATGGCCAAACTTATAGTAAAAGAGGATAAACTGACTGCCCCTGATAGGAACTCAGTTTACATTGTAAATATGTTAGAGAATATTGTAAATATGCAAGAAAAGGGTATGAAAAGGACACGCACGAATGAGAGTGCAACATCAATCTTAAAACCTAAGACGTCAAATGAAATAGTTGATAGTTTTTCACGGCTTAACGTAGTACATCAGGTTAATATGCTACAGGATAACGATCCAGATTTTATGGTCAATGGTTCAATCATTCCTGAGAGTAAATGGCCATTAATTGTAAAGATCAAAAAGGCCCTCATGGAGGACGATAGGGTGAATCAAGTAATACGTACAGGGGCCATTGCGACATGGTCATACGCACAACCTAAGTATATAGCAGCCTTTAGAATTTTTGATAAAAATGACCATAAGAACCCCAGCATATCTATATCCCAGCATAACAATGACAATTTTATTTATGTACAAGAGATGCCTAGTAGTCCTAAAACCCTTATAAATAACTATGACGAACTATTAGAATGGCTCAAAGAAGAGTATATTTGGGTAGACTTCAATTTCTAGTAATGTGTCATATTTTATGACACATAATTATTTAAAAGAGGACTTTTTGACATATTTTTTGAATGGCACATTTATTGAACTATACTATACATAAAAATTAAAACTACATAACTATGAAAGAAAAAAGCGTATTTGACCACATTTTTGATGCTGTATTACTAAACAGCTTTAGTGATCTTACAGGTGCAAGCCACAACTACAATGACAACACAAAGGAGCATACAATTGTTGTGCAAGCACCTGGTTATAAAAAGGAGGACATCGACGTTGAAGTCGACAGCGAGGGTATCTCCATAAAGGGTACCATAAGCGATGAGAAGTTCAAGAGTAGACTAAGAAGGAATAGTTTTAACTATGGAATGGACTTGTATGGCATTGACAGTGAAACAGTTGATGCATCATTGGAGCACGGAATCCTAACAGTCAAGTTCAAGACTGAAAAAGGAAAAACATCAAAAAAGGTTACAATAAAATAGGAAAGGGGTCTTTAGACCCCTTTCCTAGTATTTATGACAAGCACATCTACTTTGGCTCTATTTTAGCCGTCATTATATCATAAATTTTATGCGCATATCTTGTAGGCATATTCATTTCAAGTAGTCGTACTGTAATTTTGTGTATTTTTTTAACTTTATAAAATTTTTTATTTGCAGATGCAGCAATTTTTTCCTTTGCCGCAAGTGTATTCAAATAGTTGACAACCATATTAGCTATACTTTCATCCGTATCATCTCGCGCAGCGCCTCCTCTAAACAATGCTGACCACCTAGGTTTATACCCTCTTATTCTATAATTTATTTTCAACGTGCCGATATAGTAGAGGTTTACTTGAAATTCAATGGATTCGGGGGTTATCTTATCTTCTTTTTCGCGAAAAATATCAGCAAAGTTATCCAGTATTTTGTTAATATCTTCAGCAGATTTTGGACTAAAGATTTTGTTAGTATCTTCAGCAGATTTTGGACTAAGGATAGTTTTTGCCCTCATACAATTTTATTTTATTTATTCATGATGAAAAGGTCATTTTTGATGTTTTAGAGATGTGAGGCTTCATTGCTGCTTCATATCCTCTAATAAATGAGTTTGCATCTCTTACGTCTAATTCATGGTAGTTATATGGATTTTGTACCATTTGTTTTGCTTGTTCATAATCATTCACCATATCATTAGTTATTGTAGTAAATTGGTTTATCCTTACACTTATGCTTAATTAACCCAAAAAGGACAAACTCAACGATCCTTCCTAATAGGCCAATAGGTTCTCCACATTTTTGGCAACAATACCATGGATATGTTGGAGGACTATACATCTTACAATCAGCACATAATGTGTGTGGTTTTCTTACACTACATATTGTGCCCATCTCAGGGTAAATAGCCTTATTATGGACGCAACGCTGCATCCTATACAATGATTTGACCTCCTTTTTCTTTTTAGGACTAAACAACATTATTGTTTTACTTCTTAATCTTACCATGTTCATTCCAGTATTCGTCAAATTGCTCCTTTGTTGTCAGTACGCCCCAGCTCATTCCACAAGGGGTTGTATAAATACCCATACAACTTGCTAGTTGTTTAGCAACCCACTCTTGCACTTCTTCTCTATCTCTTGGTTTTTTACGCTTTCCAAACCATTCATGCTCATGAATTAAAATTGTCAAGTTGTAAAGCGTATTTATTTCATCTTGTGTCATAAGAAATTACATAAGGCTAATTTATGCAAATATAACTAAAAATTCGATACATTGATTAGCTAAACAGAAAAAACTCAGTATACCATGTTCTATGATATATAGATAAAACGCCAAATGATTCGAGACATATACAACAGGAGTCCAAGAGACCCTAAGTATAAATATGGGCAGCTTGAGCACGCTGACGCAATAGAGAGTATAATTTCAAAAGTCAAGATGATCCTCTCAACTACACAAGGACAGTGCTTAGGCGATCTTAACTTTGGGATAGGAGTAGAGGACCTTATTTTCGAAACACGTATTAACAAGATGGAGTTGGAAGAACGAATCAAATCCCAAATAAACCAATATGTTGATGAGGCAAAGGACTACAAGATTGACCCTAGGGTATCATTTGGACGTGATAATGATGGTGATTTTGCAGTTATAGATATTTTCATAAATGACCAACGAATGGTTGGTGTTTTAGTGGTATAATGAAAGGAAAGTATAAACAAAAATTGATATGGTGTAGTCATTGTGATGCTAATATAGTTGAAGTTGGCACTAAATGTAAACACTGCGGACATCGAGAAATAGGATTGAAAGTAAAGAAGCCTAGATCAAATAAAATTTTTGTTAATACTTTCCTTTC